CCGCCTAAGTCAACGACTTCGGCTTCGGCTTTTTGGCTTGGCATGCCCGTTGCTGATTTCTTGCTTCCTGCAAGAATGTCTGCTGCGGCTTCCATTAGTTTATTTGTTGCCATTAGGAATCTCCTTATGATTTCTTATTTATAAAATTAAAGTTTTCTGAGGTAATTTTCAAACAATTTGAGTGCAACTTCTTCTATTTGTTTAGAAGATGCTCTCTGTATTTGTCTTTTTGCGTTGTCAAAGTCTGCTTCAACGAAGTGTCCTTCAACAAACATCCATTCTTTATTTTCCATGATGCCGTTGACAAAGGCACCTGGAGCAGAAGGATCCGCTACAATGTCTGCCGCTGTTGCAAGTCTCAAATCATCTTGTACAAGGTTGTAACCTTCTTTAGTGGTAACAACAGAACCGAGAGCTCTAGAAGAGACTCCGATACTTACTTCATTATCGATAAAGTTCTTAACAATTTGACCATATGGTGTTTCAAGAATTAATGCTTTTCCGTAGAAAGTATTACCGTCTTCTACAAGAGAAACAATTTTGTGTGACACTCTCTCCAAGTTAATAGATGGAGTGTCTGGATGACCAAGTTCACCGAGTGCTCGATTGGTCTTAATATATTCTTCATTGTATCTCGAAACTTCATTTCTTAAAGTTTTCATTTCGTACATACGATTATTCTTGTTAATCTTGTCACCGACCAAGAATGTACCTTCAATGTACAAATTTTTCTTACCGTTTTCTGTAGCTTCGGTAAGATACTTTACATTCTCTACGGTTTCTCTAATAAGTTTCATGTTACATTCCTGTTAGTGCAGTTGCATATGTTGCTACTTTGGTAACTTCCATAACAATAGAACCACCTGTTGCAATTGTAATAACGATTGATGAACCATTATTATTTGCTACTGAATGATTCAACTCATCAAGCATCATTGTACCAGAGTTGTGTAACATCAATACTGGTACAGAGTTTCTGATAATTTGAATATTACCATTGGTTGACCAAGTTAATCTTCTAATGTTTGCAGCTGAAACAGTTTCATTAGCATCAACTGCTAAGTTTGCTAAAAATACTGTTGTAGTTCCGGCATCAGCAACTCTAATAATAGAAGCGGATCTTTGTGTGTTAGTTATTTCGAATGGCATATTATCTTAGTCCTAATGATGAGCGTCTTCTCATTGACATTTTTCTTTTCAATAAAGTTCGGCGCAATTTAGCTTTTCTAGTTGTCTTCCATGACCGTTTCAACAAACGAGCCTTTTTTAATCTTACTGTTGCAGGTATTCTCTTTACAGTATTACCTGAAATTCTATATCCTTTAATGCCAGACTTTCGCACATTCTTCTGTACAACAATTCTGCCTTTGGCATTTCTTCTAATTCTACGGCGAATCTTATTGACTCTGCCCATCTTGATGATATTAGGATTACCCGCTTCATCAAGTTCTTCTACTTCTTCCAACATGTCTTCAGCAACATATCGTTTTGCTTCTTGTAATCTTTTGGAGACAATTTCATCCAAACGAGACCTAAGAATATCTTTTGCCTCATCCAATTTGTTTGATAAAATTAAATCAACAAATCTCACTTCATTTGCTTCCAAGAAAAGTCAGCTGCTTTTTTCAAATGATGTGATGACCTTGCGACCATATCAGAAAACTTTTTCTTATTATCATCATTCAAATTCTTATGTACTGTCAAAATGGCATGTGCAGTTTGTACATCTATTTTACTTGCCGTACCATCTTTATGATTTACAGTACCATGACTGTGACTATCTTTAATCTTTTGCAGTTGACCAATTGCATCAACCGCTTCTTCTAATTCTGTTTCTTCTGCCTGAATAGCTGCATCAACACCTGGACCATAAGGCACCGAGAAGTATTTATCTAATTGTTTATTATGATATAATGCAACCTTAGTACCATCGGGATAGATTCTGATTGCTTTTCTTTTCAACAATAGTATGTATGGTGGGTCTTTGGCGTCAGTTGCCTCATTCAAACTCTCAGCTTCGATTGTATCAACATCTTCTTTAACAGCTCTTCTTGCCTGTGTAAAGATTTGTTTATTATTAGAAATCAAATCTACCATTTTGTTGAACATGTTTTGAAGAATCATTCTGTCTGCGTTATTAAACACAGGTTTTTCTTCTTGCATCTTGTCGAGAATTTTGTGGATTCGTTGTATCTGTGCCTTATTAGCAAGACCGGCTCGAACCAACATGTCAAACTTTGAATAGTCTGACTTCTCTTCTTCAACGATAGTTTTAAAATCTAATAATGATTTCATTAAACTTCTTCTGTATCCTGTACTTCTACTGAATCTTCTTTACCAGTAAAAATTGATTTTGCCAATTCTACTTTTTTAGCATCTAACGATTCAAACGCTCTTGCAGAAAGCAAATTGTTCAATGTTTCTTTTGCCTCAGATGCATTGCCAGCAGTTAACTGGTCAATAAATTGTGATGTTTCCATAATAATCTCCTTTTATCGCTTATTTAGTCCAGATGAATACTTCTCTACTTGTTTATCTAACATCGGTGTTAACGACTCCGTGGAGTCTGCTTCCTGAGTGTTGTCTTCGGCAGGGTATTGTTCTGCTGTTGCTTCAGGTTCTTGTTGTCCTTGTCCTTGGGCATCGGGCGGGACAGTAGGACCGCCAATTCCTTTGTTTTCTTCATCTTTCATTTCCTTATCCATTGTTTCAATTTCTTCATCAGTAAATTGAAGAATATTTTGTTTGACCCAATTTAAAGAATAATATTTACCAATATATGGATCAACTAATTGCAGAACTCCCATTCTTTCTTTCAACAATTCTGCTTCACGCATTTCGGTGAAGTTATTGTCTTTCTTAAATTCGTAATAGATATCTTCTTTAAAGTCATCCCATTCTTCAACAGAACAAATGCCTTTTAAAGATAACTGTGTTCTTAACGCATAGTCAAATATCTGTGAAAACTTATTACGAAGTCTTGCCACAAATTTAGCAAACTTAACTTCATCTCTGGTAACTTCAGTTGTTCTACCAAGACCAATCATACCACCTTGTTGTGGTTCTAAACGACTGATAGGTACATTCAATGCATTTAATAGTTTCTGTCTAAAGTAAACCACATCAGCTAATTCACCAAGATTTTGCCCTGCAGCCAATGTTGTAATCTCTGTACCTTTACCACCCTCACGGCGTGGCAACCAGAAGTCTTCTAACATCGACATATGTTTACGGTCATCACGAACTTCACCAGTCGCAGCATCGTAAACAATTTTGTTCTTATACTTAATCATCACATCACGAAGATACTGTTCCGCTTTACCTTTTGGTAAATTACCTACATCAATATAGAACACTCTTCTTTCTGGTGCTCTTGAGACACGGTAAATAACAACCGCATCTTCAATCATTCTTAGCTGATTAAGTGGCTTAATCGCTTTGTGTATATAAGATATAACAAATGTATTTTTTGCATCCATCAAACCTGAATTCACATTCAAGATGGATTCAGGTGCAATTCTTAAACCAGCATTTACTGAACTGGTATATGATTGTGTTACTGTGCCTCTGTCATTGTAAACATAGTATTCAGCAAGAGATGTGATAATTAACGCACCAGTTTTTGGATCTGCGCCTTTTTTAATCTCTCTTACTTTACGAATCTTTCGAGGGTCAATATATCTTAACTCTTGAATGCCTTCTTTTGGTTTCGTTTCATCAACAACAATGTGATAGTAAATTCTACCATCAATGTACCATCTCTTAAATAAGTCATCTGCTAAATTACTGAAGTTTAACAGTTTAAGAATATTCTCAAACTCTTCTGCAATCTTCTTTTTGATGGTGTCTGGTTGTTTTAATTTATCAAGAACTATGTCTAGAGTTCTACCAGATTCATCGTGTGTTATTGCCTCATTGACAATATCATCAATAGCCATCTCCAACTCAGGATGATTTGCCATTTCACGATATCTAGAAACTAGTTCTATTTCATTGCGAACAGAACCTTCTAAATCAACATATGTTCCATAATGAGCGTTTTGGGTAATGGTAACTGCACCATCATCCATTGTCTCCGTTGGAAGTGCGAAAGATGGTTGCTCAGGATTTTGTTTCTGAACAACATCATTTCTACCTAAGGTAAAACCGAAAAGTTTAATAGCCATTATTATATCATTCTATAAAAGGAAAAGGACC